CAAGACCCACCAAGAATCTCCAAGACCTCCCCCCCCACAAAAAAAAATTTTCATATATAAAAAACGGCATCAAGGTTCAAAGATATGCAAAAAAATTCCGCAGAAAATTTTACGACTATAGAGATCGACCCAGTAAGTGGAGAACACTATGTAACGATACCAGAATGGGTATGTGATGAGAAGGGGTGGTATGAGGGAACAGAAGTAAACATCGAGGTAGAGAATGATTGTATTATTATCAAAGAAGTGGAGTGATTGACGACGTATAGATAGAGTGTTATGATAGTGAAGTAGTTCATTTAAAGTTATGGCTAAAGGATTTACGGTAAAAGCAAAGACACCCAAAGCAACTGAGAGTGTTGAAGAATGGGACTATGCGAAAGCAAAGGAAATGGTAAGAGGCAAGTCCATTGTCTTTTGTTTACCTGGTAGAGGAGTATCTTATACGTATCTCAAAAACTTTGTACAACTTTGTTTTGATTTAGTACAGGCTGGTGCCAGCATTCAGATTTCTCAGGATTATTCATCGATGGTAAACTTTGCAAGATGCAAATGTTTAGGTGCGAATGTACTGAGAGGACCGGATCAAATTCCATGGGATGGTAAGTTAAAGTATGATTGGCAATTATGGATTGATAGTGATATTGTGTTTAACACAGAGAAGTTTTGGCAATTGGTTCTAATGGATCAAGATATTGCAAGTGGATGGTATATGACAGAAGATGGTAAGACGACCTCAGTTGCACACTGGTTAGAAGAGGATGATTTCCGTAAGAGTGGTGGAGTCATGAATCATGAGACGGGGGAGAGTATTTCAAAGCGCCGCAAACCGTTTACTGTAGATTATACAGGTTTCGGATGGGTATTGATTAAGAATGGAGTCTTTGAGCACAAAGAAATGAAGTATCCATGGTTTGCACCTAAGATGCAGATCTTTGAGAGTGGAGAAGTGCAGGATATGTGTGGAGAGGATGTATCATTCTGTCTCGATGCTATCGAAGCAGGTTTTGAGATTTGGTGCGATCCACGTATCAGAGTTGGACACGAGAAGACAAGAGTCATCTGATGGTAATGACAGAATATACAATTCTCCATAAAGGGAAAGTTCTGTATAAGAACTTGACAGAGGAAGAATATTTTGATAGGATGGAAGACCTTTCGGTAAAGTATTATCAGAAAGGTTTTCCAAGACCACAAGATCTAGAAACAAAAATCACAAAGTATTAAGGAGTTATTATGGCAGTACGTTCAAAGGTTGGTTTAAGTGGTGATAAATTTGTGGGGGGGAAACCGAAAAAGACTCGTCAAGGGAACGGGAAGCACACAAAGTATACCGCGACTTCTCGTAATGGGAAGCGTAAAGTATATCGTGGACAAGGACGATAATGTATCTCGAAGGGAATCATGAATGGAATCAAATTCATACTGATGACCTTTGGGTTTATAATAAGTTGATACTAAGTCGGAAGTTGGGTTATACATGTGGTCCTGTTGGGACTGATGTTCCCAAGTCCGACTTTTATATTGTGCGTCCCTGTATGAACTTATTAGGTATGGGTCGTTTTTCTCGTATTGAATACATCTATAAGAACACCGATAACTATCATCCGGCAGAGTTTTGGTGTGAAATTTTTGAGAGTAACCATATCAGTGTTGATTTTTACAAAAAAGAACCAAAATTGGTTGTGTTAGGGATTCGTGATCAATACAACCCTTTGTATAAATGGAAAAAATGGCAAAAAATTGATTATAAAGTTAATTTTCCGCCAATTTTAAATAATTTGGTTGGAGATTATGATTGGATCAATTGTGAATTTATAGGAAATAACCTTATTGAGGTTCATTTTCGACAAAATCCAGATTTTCGGTATAATAATACAGAAGCAATACCTGTATGGGACGATTTTAATCATAATATTGGGAATGAATATCAATTTATAAAAGATTCTGATTATCTTCGGAAAGGTTTTTGGATAAAATAAATAAAAATAGGGATAGTAACCCCTTAAAAAGTTCTGATTTCACTAATCAGGAGAAAAATGGGAAATTCACCGGTCGATAGAAGTGTAAGTTACATGAAGGAAGTGTGGGGAACAACAAGTTTAACCACAGACTACTGGTCATTACCTAAAAAAAAGAATGATCCAGAAGAAAGAGTGATTCAAGAGATTATGCACGATGATTTAAAGAAAGAACAGAAGAATCTTCAGGAATAGAGTATAAATAAAATTAAGAAAACTCTTTTCCAATGGCAATTCAGAAAATATCACGTTCATTTAAGGATATTAGTTTGTCTTTTGTTCCACATCCGGTAACAAAAGACTTACAAATACTAAAGAATGAAAGCGCTATTCGGAGATCTGTGAGAAACCTTGTCGAAACTATTACAACTGAAAGATTTTTCAACTCTTTATTAGGATCTGAAGTAAGATCAAGTTTATTTGATTTTGTAGATTTTGGTACATCTTCTGTTATTCAAGATCAAATTGAAGTAGCAATTACTAATTTTGAAGATAGAGTTGATAACTTAAAGGTTGAAGTTATACCTCGTCCTGATGATAATTCTTTCGAAGTATCTGTAATATATGATATTGTTGGTCAAGATTTTCCGACGCAAGACTTTTCATTCCTCTTAGAGGCAACAAGATAAAATGCCTTTTACAAAATATACGAATCTAGATTTTGATCAGATAAAAACATCCATCAAAGACTATCTCCGTGCCAACTCTACATTCACGGATTTTGATTTTGAAGGGTCTAATTTTTCTATTTTAATTGATACATTAGCATATAATACTTATATTACAGCATTTAACTCCAATATGATTGTAAATGAATCCTTTTTGGATTCTGCAACTCTTCGTGAAAATGTTGTATCTCTTGCCGGAAATATAGGATATTTGCCACGTTCCAGAACTGCTTCAACAGCAAGAATATCTTTTAATGTAACAACAACTTCAAATAGCCCTACACTCACTCTTAAGGCAGGTCTTGTATGTTCAGGGGCATCAGTAGATGGAAACAATACTTCCACATTTAATTTTGCAATACCAGAAGATATAACGGTAAATATAATTAATGGTCTTGCATCTTTTGAAAATATTTTAATCTATCAAGGAATATTTTTATTAAAACAATTTGAATATGACGGATCATTAGATCAAAGATTCATATTGAACAATTCGTTTATTGATACTTCAACATTAAGAGTTTATGTAAAAAAATCTTCTACTTCTGGATTAGGAATTGAATATTATCCTTCAGAAGATATTTTTAATGTTAATAAAAATTCAAGAATATATTTTGTCAATGAAGTTCAAGATGAAAAATATGAATTAAAATTTGGAGATGGAATTATAGGAAAAAAACTTGGAGATAGTGTAGGATCTGATGGAACTTTAATTAATGCAACTTACATTACTACTGATGGAATAGAAGGTAATGATGCTTCTAATTTTTCATTTATAGGATCCATAGAGGATTCCAATCAAAATGTTATTAGTCCTGGATCAATTATTGTCCAAACAGTCCAATCTTCATTTAATGGTAGTAATATAGAACCGATTGATTCTATAAAATATTATGCGCCTAAATTATATTCTGCACAATCTAGAGCAGTAACATCTAGAGATTATGAAACAATAATTAAAAGAATATATCCTGATACAGAATCGGTTTCTGTTGTTGGTGGTCAAGAATTGGATCCACCAGAATTTGGCACGGTTCAGATTAGTATTAAACCAAAAAATGGAAGTTTTATATCAGACTTTAATAAAAGTGAAATTCTTTCAAAATTAAAGCAATTTTCAGTTTCTGGAATAAACCAAAAAATAGTTGATCTTAAGATTTTATATGTTGAACTCAATAGCTCCATATATTATAATTTTTCGCAAACATCTAATCCAGAATCACTCAAAAGTTCCGTAATCAATTCTATTCAAAAATATTCAGAATCCGATGAATTAAATAGATTTGGAGGAAGATTTAAATACAGTAAAATACAACAAGTTATTGATAATACAGATACTGCTATTACATCAAATATTACAAAAGTTACTATTCGTAGAGATTTACAGGTAGTAATAAACAAAACTTCTCAATATGAGTTATGTTTTGGAAACCGTTTTAATGTAAAACCTCAAGGATATAATATTAAATCCACGGGATTTAAAATCTTAGGGGAAGGTTCTACAGTTTATATTACAGATACTCCAAATATTCAATCCGGAAATACTTTTCTTGAAAGATCAGCATCTTTAAATACAAAAACTGGAATTATTTCATTAATAAAATTTGATATTAATGGAAATGTTGTTGTTGTTTCTAAAAATGCAGGAACAGTTGATTATGAAAAGGGAGAAATTAATATTGAGACCATAACTATTACAGAAACCACAGTTCCTAATAATGTTATAGAGATACAAGCATTTCCAGAATCTAATGATGTTGTTGGACTTAGGGACTTATATATATCACTAAACGTTTCTAGAAGTACAATAAATACTTTGAGAGACGTAATTGCTTCTGGAGATGAAATATCTGGAACTAGATTTGTCAATGATTTTTATACATCAAGTTATTCAAACGGCAATTTAATAAGAAAGTAATATGATACAAACTGGACTTCAATCTAAAATAAAAGTACAAGACCTTGTTGAAAGTCAACTACCAAATTTCATCTTTGATGATAGTCCAAATGCAGTTGAATTTTTAAAGCAATATTATATTTCTCAAGAATATCAAGGTGGTCCAATTGATATCAGTGATAATATAGATGAATATTTAAAATTATCTAACTTAAATGATTCGATTATTTTTGATGATGCAACATTAACTGGAGCAATCAATAGTGAAGATACAATAATTGAGGTTTCTAGTACAAAAGGATTTCCAAATAAATATGGTCTATTAAAAATTGATGATGAAATAATAACTTATACTGGAATTACAACGAATAGTTTTACTGGATGTATTCGTGGATTTAGTGGTGTAACAAATTATCATCAAGATTTGAATCGTGAAGAACTTGTATTTTCTACATCAACTTCTTCAGAACATTCTGATAAGTCTTCTATTAAAAATTTAAGTACATTATTTTTAAAGGATTTTTACAAAAAATTAAAATTTACCTTTGCTCCGGGATTTGAAAATATTCCCTTAACAAAAGGTCTTGATGTCGGAAATTTTATAAGAAGAGTAAGAGATTTTTATAAATCCAAAGGAACTGAAGAATCTGTAAGAATTCTTTTTAAAGTTATTTTTGGTGAAGATGCTTCAGTAGTAAACTTAGAAAATTATCTAATTAAACCATCTTCTGCAAATTACTTAAGAAGAGAAATTGTTGTTGCAGAATCTATATCTGGAAACCCTTTAAATATAAAAGGACAAACTATATTTAAATCCACAGATTTAAATACTAATGCATCGATTTCTGAAATAGAACCTTTTTCAGCAAATGGTAAGACATATTATACATTACAAATTTATATTGGAAACAATTTAGAATCTTCTGTTCAAGGAAATTTTGCAATTACTCCAAATACAAAATTATTGGAAAGTGTATCTGTAGGATCATCCATTTTAAATGTAGATTCTACTTTGGATTTTCCTGAATTTGGAACTCTGACTTCAGGAAATAGTTCAATTAACTATACAGGAAAAACTATTAATCAATTTTTTGGATGTACTGGTGTTAATAATATTGATGCAACTTCCAATATAATATCGAGTGATACATATTTTTCTTATGAAGATGGAGATACTTCTAAAAAAGTTGAATTAATACTTCACGGAAAAATTGATAATATAATGAAGGAAAGTGATGAATTTATTGTCGGAGAAGGAGATAAATTTTCAATTAAAAATATTGGAGATAAAATTAATAATACTGGAAAAAATTGGAAAGAGATATTTGCAAATTCTTTTATATACAATACTACAACAAGATATGAAATTTTAGATAATAATAATATAACTCTATCATCTACTATTGACAGATCTAGTTTAAAGATTGGAGATGAAGTTGAAATTTTAGAAAGAAATAGTGAAATTTCAGCACATTCAATAAATCAATCATCTTACATTCAAACTATTGATGTTAATAATAATTCTCTAGGACTAAAAAATACTCCATCTTTAGATCAAAATAAAAAATATGATATAAGGAGAAAGCTAAATAAAGCAAACTCTTCTGGTTATAATTTTGAAAGTAGTTCATTATTATCTGATGTTATTAACTTATATACAGATAATGATGAATATGCATATGTTGCATCTAACTCATTTCCGTCTGAGATAAGATCAGATTTTAAGGATTTAAATAATAAAGTTATTGAAAATTATCGTTTTGATGTAGAATCTACTATTAAATCTACTAGTATTAATAGTATAAGTAATCTTTCAGATTTTGATGCCGATAAACAACTATATTCTAGTATCACAGTAGATTCATTACCTTTTATAACTGGTGATAGGATTCTTTATGATCCAGAATCTGAACCTTTAATTGGATTAAGTGCTGGTTCTTATTATATTGAAAATTTAGGAAATCAAAAATTTAAATTATATAAATCATTATCTTTTATAGAATCTGATCTATACGAAACTTTCTTTATACCTCCTTCCGGAGTTGGAAATGACAGATTCATTTTATTTTCTCAGAGTGATGAAGTTTTTGGAATACAAAAACTTTTAAAAAAAATTCCTTTGGAAAAGAACATTAAAAATGGTTCTGGACAAAACACTTTACCTGGAAAAACTGGAATTTTAATAAACGGTGTTGAAATTAATAATTACAAGTCTGAAGATGTAATTTATTATGGACCAATTAAAGATGTAAATATTCTCTCATCTGGCGAAAATTATGATGTGATAAATCCACCATTAGTTGAAGTTTCTGTTGGATTAGGATCCACCGCAAAAATTAATCCTGTTGTAAGTGGCAGTTTAGAAAAAGTATACGTAGACTCTCAAAATTATGATATTGATAAAATAGTTTCTGTTGATATTATTGGCGGAAATGGTTCAGGAGCATCAATTGAACCTGTATTAATTAAAAGATCCAGAGATGTTTCTTTTAATTCTAATGAACTTTCTCTTGGAGGTGGAGTTAATGTAGCAACAAATCAAATTTTGTTTTTTGAGGAACATAATTTTTCTAATGGGGAAGAAATTATTTATGACCCATTAAATAATTCTCCTATAAAAATATCTGTAGGATCAACTTTTATAGATCTTCCTAAAAATTCATCTTATTTTGCTCAAGTTGATAATAATAAATCTATAACTTTATATAACTCACTTGAAGATCAGATATCAAAAGTAAATCCTGTGGGAATTTTTTCTGGTTCTTTCGGAGATCATAAGTTTAGTACATTATCATTAAAAAAACAAGTTGCATTTGCAAAAGTAATTGAAGGTGGAAGTAATTATACTAATAGAAAGTTGATTGTGAAATCATCTGGAATATCTACTACTAAAAATACTATCAATTTTAAAAATCATGGATTTAATGATGGGGAGATAATAGAATATTCTTATGATGATACTCAAATAAGTGGGATTACAACCAATAATCAATATAAAGTAATAAAAATTGATAATGATTCTTTTAGATTATCGAATACTGGGATTGGAGGAACTATTACCTCAAATTATGAAAGAAAAAAATATGAATTATTAGAAAGTACTGGTAATGGTTATCAGTACTTTAAATATCCAGACATTTCAGTTTCAATTAAATATACTCCTGTAGGGGTTGGAAGTACCACTCAAGAATATAATGAATTAATTACAACACCAGTAGTTAGAGGCAGTATTATAGATGCTTATGTTTATGAGTCTGGAACAGGTTACGGTTCAACCATATTAAACTTCAACAAGAAACCAATTATTTCCATAAAAAATGGTAATAATGCAGAAATAATACCAAAAATTGCAAATGGAAAAATTGCAGATGTTTCTATTAATTTTTCAGATAATGAATATTTTTCAGTCCCAGATTTAATTGTTTCTGGTGATGGATCTGGAGCAGAGTTGAGAGCAATAATAGATGAAGGAAAAATAACAGATGTAAAAATTCTCAACACGGGAATCGGATATTCTTCAACTAATACAATAATTAAAGTTATTTCTGCAGGAAATGGTTTAATAATTGATCCAAATATAAGAAAATTAACTATTAATGATAATGAAGTTAGATTTAATGGAGGAGAGGTTTTATTAAAAGGTAAAGATAAATTACAATATTCAGTATCAAAATATTTTGGTCAATTAAGATCTATATTTTTAGAAGATAACTCTTTATCAGGAATTATTGGATGGGCTTATGATGGTAATCCTATCTATGGACCTTTTGGATATTCAGATCCAAAAGATAAGTTTTCTGAAGTAAAAAAATTAAAATCTGGATATGAAACTAAGGTATCAAATGTTGAAGATAGACCTTCAGGGTTTTTTAATGGATTTTTTGTAGAAGATTATGAGTTTAATAATAATGGAGATTTGGATGAATATAATGGTAGATATGAAGTAAATGATGAATTTCCAAATGGTGTGTATGCATACCATGCAACAAATAATACATTTCCCTACTTTATTGGTAATAAGTATAAATCAGAATTAATTTCAGATTCAAACTTAGATCAATCATTTGACTTTAAAAATTCTAACTTATTGAGAAATACTTTTCCATATAGAGTATCTGAAATAAATTCTAATTATGATTTCATTATTCAATCAAATGATATAATAAACCAAACTATAGAAGTATTATCTGCAACATCAGGTCCAATTGAATCTTTAGTAGTTGAAAATTCTGGTAGCGATTATAAAGTTGGAGATGTAATTAATTTTGATGAAACAAATACTTCTGGAAGTGGATTAAATGTAAATGTTTCCTCAATTAAAGGAAAAGACATAACTGAATTAAATACAACTTCATCTTCATATCCAAATTCCATCTTTACATGGGAGTCTTCGAAAAAAGTTAGAGTATCGATATTACCTATTCAAAATCTTTCAAATAATGATTATGTATTGGTATCTGGATTTTCAACAAACCTTTCAGAACTAAACGGATTTCATAAAATAGAAGTTCCTGAATATTCGCAGGGTAGATGTCTTTCTACTATAAATTCATCTGGAATTACCACAGAAATATATGTTTCTCCGATATCAATATCTAATGTATTATCTCTCGGTAGTAGTATTGGAATTGGAACAGAAACTTTAAAAGTTATTGGAATATTTGTGAATCAAAATATCATTAGAGTTAGAAGAGGATCTCCTGGAACTATACACAATGTTGGAAGTGCAGTTTCGTTTTTCCCAGATTCATTTTTAATTTCTAAATCTGTAGATAATTTTGAATCTTCTCTGAATGATAGAGTTTTCTTTAATCCCAAAGAATCTGTAGGAATTTCTACAATAAATGGTGTTGGATATAGCACATCATTTGTATTTGGTGATGTGAGTGTAACTAGAGATATTCCATCTAAAGGCATTTTTATTGAGAAACATCCATTCAAAACAAATCAATCTATAATTTATACTCCCAATGGAACAAATGTATCTGTTTCTACAGATGGATCCTCCACATTTAATCTACCATCAAATCTTTTTGTTGTAAGTAAAAATAATAATGTAATTGGATTAAAAACATCTATCTCTAGTCCTGAATTATTTTTCCATACTAATGGAGATGATAATGACGAATATAAATTTGAATCTAATTTCACTCAAATACTTGGAGATATAGATAAGAATGTAGTGACTGTTTCCGTATCAACTTCCCACGAACTTCAAAATGGAGATACGGTAACATTAGATGTTCAACCAAATCTTTCAGTAGGTATTGGAACTTCAACAGCAGTTCGTGTTCTTTATAAATCTCAAATTGATAATATCGTAGTCAATCCAATTGGATTTAACTCTACAGGAATCAATACAGTAACTGATGAAATTACAATTGCAAATCATGAGTTAGTAACTGGTGATAAGGTTCTTTATGAAGATGATAATTTTGAATACTTAATTGAAACTAGTGATCAATTAGACACTAGTTCCCAAGATAATGGTCTACAATCATTACGTTTCAAACCAGATGGAACTAAAATGTATGCTCTCGGTTCTGCTTCTGATGAAGTCAATGAATATGCACTTTCAACACCTTGGAGTCCGAGCACGGCAGTATTTACGAACAAATTTGATGTTACATCGGAAGACACCAAACCTAGTGGACTTTATATCAGAGAGGATGGTCTTAAGTTCTGGATTACTGGAAATGACAATGATACAATTTATCAGTATTCTATGACTTCTGCATGGGATATTACCACAGCAAGTTATGATAATGTAAGTTTATTCATTGGTAGTAGTAATTCTATTGACGGATTTTCTTCACAAATTTCTCCAGCGGGACTTTATTTTAAATATGATGGTTCGGTACTTTACTTAATTGGAAGTACTGGTGATTTTATTTACCAATTTAACCTTTCAACCTCATGGGATATTACAACAGCATCTTATTCGGGAGATAGCACGGGTAGGATAGATCTTAATCCTCCAGATGCAGCACCATCTGATATACATATCAATTCCTCTGGAACCTTAGTATATTTTGTCGGAGCTGGTTCAGATAATTTTTACATTTATAAATTATCAACACCATGGGACATTGTTACTGGTACTGAATTAGATAGAATTGATTTAGGAACTTCAATCACACCAACATCAATATATGTTTCTCCAGACGAAGAAAATTTCTATGCCGGTTCTAGTGGTGATGATATTATTAGAAGATTTATTAGACCATCACCATTGACTAATAGTGAGTACTATGTCTATAAAATTAATAGAAATAGAATTAATCTCTGCGAAACTTTAATAGATTCTCAACAAAATCCTCCAACAGTTGTATCTTTTGCTTCTACGGGAAGTTCTTTACAATCAATAGCATTACTTAATCCACAATTACAACCAGTCAAAAATAATAATTTAGTATTTGACCTTTCAGATTCTTCATTAGTAAATTATAGTTTAAGATTATATCAGGACAAAGAGTTTAATAATGAATTTGTTTCTACTGGTTCTACAAATACTTTCAGTGTATCTGGAGTAGGAACTGTTGGAGTAACATCTACAGCAACTCTTACATTAGATTATAACTCACAAATTGGAGAATTATTCTATACCCTAGAGAAAGATGGAGTATTAATTAAATCTGATACTGATGTTAATAACTATTCGAGTATCAAGTATATCAATAGTGATTATAATAACTCATATACTATTAGTGGTGTTGCAGCAACAACCTTTAATGTAAACATCGATAAAAAACCAGAAAAACTTTCTTATGCTTCAACCGAATGTGATACATTAGATTACTCGACAACATCAACTTCTCCATCTGGTCCAGTTAAATCTTTAAGTATCATATCTTCAGGAACTGGATATAAAAAATTACCAACTTTAAAATCTACTAATTCTACTTCCGGAGTAGATTTAATTGTAAATGCAAAATCAATAAATGTAGGATCTATAAAAGAAAGTAGAGTCATCAATAATAGATTTACCTATTCTTCGGATAAAACTCTAAGACCTAAGGCCAACGTTTCACCAAATATTGTAATAACAAATTCAAATGCATTAAGTCAGATATCAATAATTAGTGGAGGTGAAGGTTATATATCTCCACCATTTATTACTCTCATCAATCCCACAACAACA